CTCTTCCCGCGGTTTATTCAACCGCAACCCACCTCTTCCTGGCAACAGGAAGAGGCGTCGACACTACCCCTGAGGCCCAACCAACAAGAAGGTTGTCCTCAGACGCTAGTACATCACTAGCGTCCTTAGCGGGGTCTTCAGTAAAGAACTGAAGAAGATTGCCGACGCCATCGTGCCTATACGGCTTATCACGTTTTGACTCGAATGTCAGAACGAGAGCCTCCTGCCTCTGGAGGTCATGATTCCATCGCTTACGCGAAGGGAAATGACTCCCGGAGAACGATAGTAGGCCGAAGGTCCTAGACCCTTTACGCACAGACGGCACCATTCTAAGAATGGCTGGCTGTACTGTCGACAGGAGTGCCTGAGATGCGTTCCATAACCCCTTGGAAAAGAGGTTATTTGATGCGTCAACGACACCCTGAAGGGTACTAAGCTTGGACTCATCATAGAACTCTCGAACCTGCCCGGGTGACACCCAGTCACCATTAAAGCAGTCGTATCCACAACTCTCACGGAAGTGTTCCCCCGTGTAAGTCTTGGAGACGTTAATCTTGAGATGCAGCGTAGAAAACAGCTGCTCTATGAACGGCACCCATAATACAGGGACAATCAAGTCGTCCCCGTATACTCGGACCTTTTTGCCCAGTCGGTGCATCTCTCCCATTGTGGCTTGCTCGGCAACTATGCCGGCTGCAAGACATAATGTGTAGAACACAATTGACTGGACTGGAAAGGTTAGGGCTGACCCCATCGACGCAAATTTCCTCAGCTTGTGAAGGCTGGGGGTCTTCTTGTCGAGGTCGTTAGTGACAAAGCGAGTCCTACATGCGATCATCGCTGAGAGCAATGAACCGTTCTTACGGAACATCCTCTCGACGACAGCACATGATAGCCTATCGCTGGCAGACGATAAATCTATCGTAGCCAGTTCGCCACTAACGGACGCAGCGAGCGCTAAGTCGCCTGAGAGATCCTGTCGACTAAAATCGATAGAATCTCCGACGAAACACGCGCTAATAGCGTCAGCAAGGTAATCCCTTACTGACTGCTGGCACCATTGATTACTCGAGGGCTCGGCGGCGATAAGCCGGGGAGACTTTTGAGTCTTTGGTACCGCATGCAACTTGGAAGCACTCTCAATCTGAGGGATGTTCCCTTCGTCGTAGCTATTGGTAAGAGCCACGTCTCTTGTATTTGGCAAGCCGAATACAGAGGCGGGGAATACCCACTGGAGTCTAGGATTCCAGCAGTTTTCTCGAAAGGAGTATTTAAAATCCTTTCGATAGCTGAGATCCGACGACGCCCCAGGTCCGTGCCTGAATCTAGATACCGAGGGAACGAATTCCCCGAGGTACCCAGATACGCGGTCCGCACACTGCTGTGCGGTTCGCAGCAAGAGAACGATCCCTCTGTCTTCACGACAGAAGAGGTCTCCGGTCCTGGTCCCAAAGTCCTCAAAAGAATGAGAACCAATAGTACCAAGATCAGAACCATCTCCGTCCCAGTAAAGGGAGGGAGGGGGAAGCGTCTCATCGACATCGAAAAACTCCTTCAGTGTTAAAAATTTGGCACTGTCGGAACACTTTAGATTGTACTTCTTCCCTGCAAGCAATAGCGTGCGGAGAATCAGAACGTCGAAAGTGTCGATGTCTTGCTTCAGGACTCCGTTGTCCTCAAATATGGCCGACCAGAAACCCCGGAATAGTCTGGGGATCACGGTCCTTCCGTTGACGGACCTCGTAAGAGGCTCACCACTGAAGGTAAGGGCGCCAGAATCCAGAGCTCGATCTAAGATCTTGCTCAGGGCTGGAAGCATCAGAGTAAAGACTTTGATGCCCATATTCGTAGAAAGGGTCTTGAGCCGTGATAAATCACGTTCGCAATCCTTACGGAGAGTCGGGTGATATACGTAGGCATCTTTTAAGATGCCCGCGTAGAGTCCGATGAATGCACTCTGCAGGCCTTTCGTCATATCATACTCCTATAGTGTGAAAATGACTCCTGGGCCTTCAAAGACAGCTAAAGCTGTTCCGACTAACCAATAATTGGGGTCCTGTTAGGACATCCAGTTAATGAGGTCAGTTTCAACGGTTCCGCCCCTAACATAGGAGAAGAATCCGTCCATAAATTGGAAGTCAGAAGTATAGTCATCATTGGTCTGAAATCGACCAACGAGATATACCTGACGAACAATCTGGGGAACAGTCAGAGTAGCGAAGATAGTCTGCGTGAACTCGATATTATGTCGATCCACGCCTACCACCCCCTTAACTGGTTCTTTCGTATGCCGGATTTTAACCCGGTAATCCGAGAGAGCAGTATGGAGGAAGTATTCGCTCCCATAACTGTCTTGATTAATGCGATTCATGATGATTGCCACCGCATTGATGGTAACCGTCAGAGTTGCACCGAAGGCCATGAGTGTATTCCTTTGTCTCGTGCGCTAGCACGTCGTGTTGCCACGGGCCATTTACTTTCGATTTAGATTGAAAGCAATGGAAGACAAAGTCGACAGTTGCTTATGCGAAAGCATAGGTAGCGTAGCAGTAAGCGAAGCTTCTGCAAGCACGCGGAATTTCTCCGTCTGCCTGTAGTAGCCGGGTGTGCAGGTAAAGCGGGTTGGATTCGAAATATTGAACGGACCATAAGTCCATTCAGTATGAATCTCCTGCATCCAACACACGTTGGTAGCGTGGGCTCCAACGGAATTACGATTAGCGTTTAAGTAGGCGCCAACGTTTCCGAAGTAGTCCGCGAGCCAACTCCAGGGTATAGCCTCCCATACAACGGCCGCAAGGCCGCTGGATGAACCGTCCCATCCATGCACGGCAAGCCGCGCTTGATGGAGCATATCGTCCGCAGACGGAATATTAGGACTGTCAGGTACCCACCTGACAGAGACCCATTGTTTCGTGTACGATTCGATATGCACGGGAGAGGATATAGACACCTCAAACGACCAGTTGGACGTTGAGGTATCAACTGAACCGGAACCGGAAAATACGGTTCTTCGACGCTTCATGCCGCCCTTCGAGTGGAGTCGTTTCAACTCCATAACTCGTTTATTAACCGACCCTGAAAAGTCGATTATGCGGGCAACATCCTTGAAAAGTAGATCCCAACCGAAGTTTCCTTCCACAGCAGTATTGCTGGGTCGTTTCTTCGCGTGTTCTCTACCTTTCAAGTGCAGTAGCTCAGGGATATCCTTGAGTTCGTACAGGAAGTTCGGCACTGACACATCCGGTCTGGATGGGTTAGTGGCGGCCTGTACGTCTGTAACTGCAGAAGCGATAGATGGTCCCTCAGGTACATGCGCGTAGACACCGTGATCGTTGGTGTCATCGAACATTGGGTAGTTATCATAGTCATTGATGATGAAGAACTCAGAATGTCCTGTCATCGTCGATGGTTGATAACTCGTTTTCCTGATGTACACAGGGTTCGGAGCGGGAAAGTTCCCGATCGTATCCTGGCATTCGCCTGTTTCAGCAATCCACGATCCCTCACCGACGATTTCGCCGGTGTGCCAGTCTCGTGCGGTGCCACCATGGCCCCCCACTAGAAAGGTACGATCTCTGGATATAGGCATATGACCACTACTTACGACGTAAGGGACAGCGTGATGCTGCGACTCAAGTCAGGTCACCCGAAAG